GCCGATCGACTGGAGTGACGAACCTGCGTCGGCCGCCGCGAGGACGCGCAAGCGGAAAGCGGATGCGGAGACTTCCGGCGGCCCCGCGCCGTACGTCGCCGGACTTGTCACGGCGGCTGGGATCACTGACGCGGAGATGGCCGGCATCCTCGGTTTGTCCAGGCCGTACTACTCGCTCATCCGCAACGGCAAGCGCCCGTGGCCCGGCATGAAGCCGGATCAGGTCAACGCGCTGCACAGCGAGCTGGCGGCTCGGCAGAAAGCTCTCGTCGCGGTCGCCGACGCGCTGCATATCGGCGACATCGGCAAGCCGTCCGGCGCGGGACCTATCCAGAACGTCGTCACGCTTGACCTGTCGCTCCCGCCTTCCGTGAACAGCGCATTCGCCTCTCGTCGCGGGTCGCCTCGCACCATGAGGACGGCGATCTACCGGTTTTGGATGCGCGGGGTTGAAGAGACGTATGGCGTGGGCGGCGGTCTGCCGTGGATAGGCCGGCGGCCGTACGGGCTGTGGATCGACTTGGCCCCGAAGGTGAAGGGCGACATAGACAACCGCGTCAAGCTGCTGTCTGACGTGCTGAAGAAGCCTGGGGCTGAACATGACCACGGGCTCGGGGTTGTCGAGGACGACGCGCTCATGAAGGCGCTCTACGTTGGTCTGTGCGACGGGCTGCCGGAAAGGACGTGCCGCGTCACCGTGGTCGTGCTGACCGAGTGGTTCTATTACGTGCGCATGAGGCTGGAAACATGACTGCCGTGGGTGACGAGTGGTGGGATGGGCGCGGCCCTACATGCCGTACATGCGGGCGGTCGCGCACCAAGGTGGTCGAAACGCGCTCGTCGGAGGGCGTCACGATCCGTGTAAGGCGGTGCCTTGCGTGCCGGTCAGCATTCGCCACGGTCGAGACAGTGGTGGGGCCGTTCGGTACACTGACCGCATTCCGCGTTGCGACGAAGGTGCAAGGTGACTGAGAAGCTGGAACAGTACCAGATCGAGGGGGCTGCGTTTCTCGCGGCCAACTATCGGGCGTCGATCTTCGACGAGCCGGGGCTCGGCAAGACAGCGCAGGCCATTCGTGCGCGCGAGCTCATCAAGCCCGACAGGACGCTCGTCATCTGCCCGGCCGGCGTGCGGCAGGTGTGGCCCTACCAGTTCAGCTTATGGGGGCGGGATAACGCGCGCGTGGTGAAGGCCGGAAGCGTCTTCGACATGGTCGCGTGGCAACGCGGAAAGATCGACGTGCTCGTGGTGAGCTACGAGCAGGCGGTAGGGTGGGCTGGCGATCTGGCGTCCGACTTCTTCGGCGCGCTCATTATCGACGAAAGCCACTACCTGAAGAATCCCGAAGCCAAGCGTACGAAGGTCGTCGTCGGCGAGAAGGGTGACGGCGTCGGCGGCATCGCCGGCTTCGCCTCGCGGGTATGGTGCCTGACAGGGACGCCAATCAAGAATGACCCGGCGGACCTGTGGGTGCCGATGCGGCTATCCGGTCAGACGAAGCTGGAGTTTACGGCTTTCCAGAAGCGGTTCTTCAAGCAGCGCGTCGGCACGTTCAGTGTATCAAACTCCGTGCGCCCGGAGGCGCTACCGGAGCTTCAGGCCATGATCCGCAGCATGTCGCTGATGCGTACGTTCGACGACGTTGGCGAGACGCTTCCGCCGATCCGTCTAGACGTGTTGCCGGTGGACGGCGACAGCCGCCAGGTTGTCGAATATCTTAGACAGTACCCCGGCCTGTCCGAGCGCATCATCCAGAGCATCGAAGCCGAGGGGCGGCTGACGTTCGAGGACAGCACGCACATCGCCACGCTGCGCGCGCTCATTGCCGAAGCCAAGGCCCCCGGTTACGCACGGCTCGTCACGGAAGAGCTGAAGTCCGGCACGATCGACAAGCTCGTCATCATGGCCCACCACCGCAAGGCGATCCAGATCGTTGCTGACCACCTGAACCAGCACGGCATTCGGGCGGAGACGATCGTCGGCGGAACAAGCGAACGCCAGCGCGAGCTGACCGTGCGCTCGTTCCAAGACGACCCGCGCGGTGTGCGCGTAATCGTCGGCAACATCGTGGCCGCCGGTACCGGCTTGACCATGACCGCCGCGTGCAGGCTCGATATGCTGGAGAGCTCGTGGACCCCGGCCGACAACGTACAGGCCGTTCGCCGCGTTCGGCGCAAGGGCCAAAAACGGCCGACGTTCGCGCGCTTCGTCATGCTGAACAACAGCTTCGACGACAGCGTGGCGAAGATCGTCACGCGCAAGGCGAACACCACCGTCTCTATTACGGCGAAGCAAAACCTGGCCGAAGCGATGGCTGTAGCGGTATAAGTAAGGAGCAACTGACATGGACACCCCCACGAAGGACCAAATAAACGAAGCCATGAAGCTGCTGCACGCAGCAGGGTATCATGTTGTGCGGCAGGAGGACGTAGTCACGCTGGCTTCCGAGAAGATCGTCAGCCTTGGAGACATCTACAGATACTCCGGCGATCCAGGTTTCGGTAAACGCATCGTGAAGGACATACTCGTCGGAATGTCCGCTCGCTTGGGTGCCGTGGCAGAACTCGCCACCGATGACGACATCGGAGTAGACGGACGCAGGTTCCGCGCGCGTGTGAAGTGCATCGCCCCCGGAGCTCTGTGGTCCGATCCTTACGAGCGCGAGCTGTTCGCCCACATGCAGGACACCCGCTGACCTGAGTTTTCAGCTTGACCGCGCGAGCTGGATTGCATACGTTCACATGCGCGGTGCATGTCACCAAGGAGACGACACATGAAGATCACACTGAATATCGAGACGACTGACACCGCCGCGTTGGCGCGCGTCGTCGCCGCACTGAACGGGGAAGCCGCGCCTGAGACGGTCGTGAAACCGGCGTCCCGTGCGGCGGGAAAGTCGAAAGAGGCTGCTGCGAGCTCGGGCACCGCTGCGTCGTCTGCCCAGGGCTCTACGCAGGTCGACGCGTCGGCGGGCTCCGCCAGTGGCCAGAGTGCGACGACCGCTGCATCCCCTTCTGAGCAGCCTGTTCCGTCCGACGCGGAGCTAGTCGCCGCCGCCAACGCGGCCGTCGCCAAGCTCGGGGTCTCCGGGCCGCAGAAGCTGAAGGACTACATCGCGGCGAACTTCCGCAAGGCGGACGGCTCGCCCGGCACGTTGATGTCGACGGCCCCGGATCAGCGGGGCAATATGCTCACCGACCTTCAGCGCGTCGGGCGCGGCGAGATCACGCTGTAAGGCCGCATGACGAACTGCTCGCGCGCTGAGCGCGCGAGCTAATCTGTCGAGCAGGAGGACCGTGATATGTCGTACAATTACGACTATGATTTAGTTGAACAGGCCGAGCGGACGGTGTGCGAATGTGTTGCGAAGATGTTCGCTTTCGTGACGCCTGAGTACGCTGAGCTGGTGCTACGTAACATGCTCATCGAGGTGGTCAAGCTGCGCAGCGAGAGCAACGAGGCGGCCAAGCATAAGCTCGGAGCCGTCAGCCCGGTGCGCACATACCGGCGCAAGCGCGAGACTGTCGAGGCGCTGCAAGTGACTGGCATCAACCCTGTGCGGATGCACGAGTACAACAGGTTCGTCGGTGTCGACGGGGATGTGCTCACGAGCGGCCCCCATCTGCGGCTGCTCTTCAAGCGCGGCGGCAACGTGCTCTACGTAAATGTTGGCGACTTCATCGTCCGCCACGACCACGTGCGCTACAGCGTCCACCCGGCGGAGCTGTTCAACTTGATCTATGAGGCTGTGTGATGACCGACAACACAAGCGAGCAAAGCGTCACTCCGTCAGCCCGCAAGTATCGCCGCAAGAGCGGCGCGGTCGAAGCGATGCACATCAACGACCTGAGCCGCGAGCGGCTGTGCGACTACAGCGAGTTCGTCGGCACAGGCGTGGCGGTTCTCGCGAGCGACGAATACTATCTGCGGCTGTTTTTCGAGCGTCGCGGTGTTGCAGTGTTCGCGTGCGTTGACGACTTTATCGTCAAGTACCCGGACGGGCGCTGCACGACATGCCCCGCCGCGCTGTTCAATGCCATCTACGAGGCCGTGTGATGACTGAGAAGAAGCATCTGACCTTCGGCGGCTCCAGCGCGCATCGGTGGTTGAACTGCCCCGGCAGCGCGCGGCTCTGCTCCACACTGCCCCCGCAGGTGGAGAACAAGCACATGGCGGCCGGCACGCGCGCTCACGCGCTGCTGGAGCTGGCGGTGCGCGAGCGCCGCGAGACAGTCCTGGACTTCGCAGGGGTGGCGCTTCAGCCTGGCTGGCCGGAGTTCGAGGCCGACGATGTCGAGGCCGTGCAGGTCGCGCTCGACCACGTCAACGACATACTGAACAAGCACCCGGACGCTGTGTACTGGGTCGAGCGCATGTTCACCCTCGGGGAAGATGTCGGCGGCTCCGCCGATGTCGTGATCTACATTCCGTCGCTGAAGCTGCTGATCGTGATCGACTACAAGCACGGCCGGGGCAAGTACGTGAACGAGAACACTCCGCAGATGAAGCTCTACGCTTCGTG